TGAGGAAGGTTGCGTGCCTTGGTAGCGTGACCAAGGGCTTCATCGATTTCGTGGATGGATTGTTCCGAGATAGGGAACTCTGATAACGAAAGTGTAGCAGAGAACCTTGACAACATTCTAGGCATTTTGTTGCCTCACTTTCATTAGGGCTTGCAGATCGTAAGTAGAACCGCGTTTCTCAATTCCAAACTTCTTAACTGCTCGATAAACCTCTCGCTCTGTCATTTGTAGCCAAGCAGCAATCGCCTCGATGTCGAGAAAGAATCTGCGATTCGGGTTGCTCATTGCTAGTGCCACCAATCTCAAGACCGACCAACTTTGTTTGCATCCAAAGCAACTGACATCTTGTGACATTTGTTCGACATCAATGACAACAAAACGATTGCAGTCATCAGTCGGACAAGGAATCCTTCTTGCCTGTTCTTTGAACTTCTTGGCGGCTGCACGACCCCTAGCGTGTAGCCCCCAAACTTCCCCTGCGAAGTCTAACGCCCACGGCTGAGTCAATGTCCAAGAAAGGTGGGCAATGTGGAACTCACAGGTTGCCAAGACTTCAAGGTCAGTGGTCGGCTCCCTCTTAACTAGCGCAGGCGGTGTCAAAGCCCTGTCGCGCCTTATCAGCTCTTCCCATCCGTGAAGGATGGCAAGAAGGTCAGTTGCCATTGAGAAGTCCAAGGCATTGACATTGATACCGATAGAGCGTTCGGCGCTGACCGCGCCACTGCCGGTGCGTGATGGCTCAAGGTAGAAGCCTGCCTCGAACTGCAACTGTGGCAGCTCCTTGAGGATGGCCCTGAGGCGACCGAAGCAACTGCGACACTCGCCTTGCACTTCATTCTTACAGACTAGACATTGCATCAGAACGGCCTTTCCACATAGTCAAGCTCTTTCCAATAGTTCGGCGGTATCACTTCAAAGAGTTTGTAGGATGAGCAGTGATGCTCTCCCAAGATGACTGACCTCTTGGTCTTGCCCCACTTGATTCGGTTGGCACTTCTCTCAACCGCCTCAAAGGACACCTTGGTCTTGTGGCACTCAAAGGTCATCAGGTTATTGATCCGTTTGATTATCTCTTCCTCAATCGTTAGGACAGGGGTATCAAGTCGGCGGGCAAAGCCAGCCCAACTTATCCCTGCCCAAATGAGGCTGCCACACCTTGAGCAATTTATAGGTTTGAAATCTTGATTCATCTGTTCCTTTGGGGTGACTGTTCCACTGTTCCGCGTTCCCCTCTAAAGAGGGGGAACGGCGGAACAGTTTGGACACTCTTGTCGGTGGTGTTCCGCGGAATAGCGCGGAACAGTTGCGGAACGGCGGAACAGTTAGACATTGGGAGTCCAAGGCTTAACATCATTGGCAAAGAAGTCGGTTTGATAACCATAAAGATATTTCTGACCATCCTTGCGATAGGTCAAAGCGCCCTTGGCAACTAAGCCCTCAATGACAAATTTCAGCTCATCATTAGCAATGGAATGACCTTCCTCGCGCATATGCTCAGCAATTTGATTCCTGCCGATTTCGTGGCCTACTCTTCTAAGTAGATCGCAGACCGCTTCCATCTTCTGTTCCCTTGTAGAAACCTTTGCAATGCCACCCGATATGGACACAGAAATCCCACCATCAGGAAGGCTTCTAAGGTTGGCAACGCCGACCGTCTTGGCATCGGGGCAGATGGCACGGACAAAGCCAGGCCTATCCTTGGTGCAAGTTATATCAAGAGCTCCGTCAATGCCTCTGCCAAATGGCATCGCCACCGACACGGCAAAGGCCGCGCCATCGATGTCAGCTCTCTTTGCCTGAGCGCCGATGGCATAGTTGCCTCGGTTGTCCTTTGATTTGGTGACATGGTCGATGGTGAGAATGCCAGCGCCACCGATCCTCAAGGGCTTCAAAATTGTCTGTGAGAAGAAGGTTGCATCCTTATTCTTCTCTAAATCTAAGCCCATCAGGTTCATCGCGGCATTGACACCATCAACGACAATCAGACTCGGCAGATAGGCCATAATCTCAGTCTTCATCAATTCGCCAACACCTGCTTCCAATTTTGAGTCAGGGTTTGCATACCTAAAGAACTTGAACTTATCTGTTGGCACCTTCATTGTCTTAAGGCGATTAAGAATGCCTCTTGCCGAGTCTTCAAAGTCTAAATAGAAGACGATGTTGTTCTTAGCAAGTTCTTGCCTTATTGCCTCCAATGCGAGCCAAGTCTTACCGCTTTCAGATTCGCCGAAGAGGGCATTTATCTTGCCTGCATAGATAAGACAGTTGCCATCTTCTCGCCTAAGCATTGATGGCGCAGGCTCATCTTCTAGTTCTAACTCTTGAATCTGTTTAGGTATCCAAGAGGACTCAAAAGGTTGGCCTTCTTCATCGTGGAGTTGAACTAAGGCAGGTGAGTGAACTTCTAAGGTCTGAAGCTCTTTTCTTGCCTCGCCATAGCCTTGCTCACGCAGAGCCTTGGCAGAGGCGGTGAAGTTGCCTTGGTGTTCAACGATGGTGAAGACTGCAAACTTGCTATAACTGCGCTCAGCTTCAAACTGTGTTGAACTGCTAAAGACATAGAACTTGTCATTGCCTGCGTGATTTGTGGTCGCGCTGATGCCTTCAGACTTGCCTGGTCTTCTCCAAGAGGTGACACCTGCCTTATTGGTATAAACCTTTTTCCAACCAAGAGGCTCAAGTATCTGCTCCCAAGTGACTTTAGCGTTGTAATCATCGCCAGGAGTTAAATTGACACCTTTTGGCGCAAGTTCTTCGGTGACAAACTCAACCTTCGGAACTGAGTCAAAGGTTTCAAATAATTTGTGGAGTTGGTCGCGCTCGGCGGCCGTCAGTGTCGGGATGCTATTGGCCCCGCCGACAAGCATCTTCCACGCTCCGCCCGAAGGATGGCAAGACCCTGCCGATGGCGCGACAATAACAAAGCCGCCTTCGCCTCTTGTTTCAGCTAGGACATCAATCCCGCCATTTTCTCCTGGCCTTCTTGCAAGTTTGGTGTTGCCAGGAACTTCTCCGTCAATGCGATAGAGCCAATGAATCCCGCCTGAAGGAGTCATCTCCACATAGCCGTTATTTATCCGATCCCAAACATCGCCAAGGCCTGCATTATTTGCCATCTCTTTTAAGTCAAGGTGCATCTTGTCGGCAACTGCTCTTCCTTCAAGTTCTAACATCTCTAAGTTGCCGCTGACTTTCCCACAGATGACACCGACACCTTCGGCGTTTGCAAACCAAGAAAGCAATTCTTCAGGCGAAGGCAGGCGTTCTTGATACAACTTCCAATTTGCAAGTGCAGGCCTTTTAGAACCATCAGTTGCCACCGGCACCGCACAGATGCCATTAGCAGCGAACTCAAGCCCTGTTCTTAAGATTTCCCCCGTCATAGCTCTCCTAGTTTGTCAGTCTGTTAATAATCCATTGCACAACAGGCACCGCCACCGCATTGCCCATTTGTTTGTAGCGGTGCGAATCGGCTTGGCCCTCTGTCCATCCATCAGGAAATCCTTGCAACCTTTCGCACTCTGTCGGTGTCAATCGGCGCACTGTTGATGTCAACACACTTGGAACACCCATTGGTTGATTGGCTGCTTTAAGAGTATGAGTCACATCTTTGTCAATCGTTGCATTGTAAATATCAACTGACATCGGTTCATCAGGAATTAAGACAGTTCCAATGTTCTCATTGTTTGCGCTATGAGATTTAATTGTTTGGCTCTTGTCGCTGACAGTTTGATTGAAAGTGTCAAAGGCTAAGACCTCTGCAACCATCGGCATATTGTTTCCGCCTGTTCCCATTCTTGCCTGCAAAGTGTTTATCTTGTCATCTTGCACTCTGACATCACCTACTCTCTGTCCATAAAAAATAATCTGAAAATTACTTGTCGCCAATGTGAAACTCCTGTTCTCTGCAAGGAGAAATCCTTTCCCCCCCCCAGCTTTTCCTTCTCGTTCTCTCATTACAATAATCATCATTTATTCTTTAATTTTGACTCACCAAATCAACAATTGCTTTGTTATCTAACAAATCATCTGCAGCGAGTCCTTTGTAATCTCTCGCGGCTAAAGTTCCTGTGACTGCTCGTTCGCCACTTGATTCAGCGCCTCTTGCAATGGTTGTGGAAGAACCTTTCCTCGGCGAGTTGCTCTTCGCAAGATACCCTGCGCGGCCTTCGGCGATAGCGAGTATTTCTTCAGGTGATCGCCCTTGGTTTCCAAGACATCCGACAATGAAGACTCTACGCCTTCTTTGGGGAACTCCGAAGTATTGAGCATCAAGCACCCGCCACGCGATGCGATACCCGCGCTCGACCAACGCTTCAATGACAACGGCCATATCTCTTCCGTTATTTGAGGAAAGTAAACCAGGCACATTTTCGAGGATAAAAGTCTGCGTTCTTGTTTCGTCAAGGAGTCGGCAGATTTCCCAGAAAAGTCCACTACGCGATCCCGCCAACCCTGCTCGCTTTCCAGCAACGGAAAGGTCTTGGCAAGGAAATCCACCTGTGATAATTCCATCTTCGGGATTAAATCCTGCTGCTCGTAATTGTTCACCTGAAACCCCCTGAATGTCGCCGAATACTTGTGCATTCGGAAATTGTTTTCTCAATACATTTTGCGCGTTCTTATCCCACTCAACACTTGCGACAACTTTGATTCCAGCTCGCTCTAAAGCTAAATCGAACCCGCCAACACCTGCAAACAGTGACACCGCCGTTGTCATATTGACCACCATCCCCTAATCGTTCCCCCTAGTGGGCAGATGTTCCAATCTGCCTTGCCATCTCTTATCCATTGCTTATGAAGTTCTATTTGAAACTCAAAATCTGTTTCGTGAGTATCACGCCCGCAGTCAGGACATATTGGAACTCCAATGGTTTCGAAGATGTGGCGACAAGGCTTCTCTTCCTTCAACTGTTGATGGGTCATTATTCACCTCTAAATATCCTTCGAGCTTTAACTGTTCGACAATTGCAAGACCCATCTGAAATGGTGTATCAGGCAAGGCCATTTCATATAATCGCCACAAGATAAAGGCAATTGCACCTTCGGGCGAGTGGCGGCTCATTCGGCTTCCACTAACTCAAATAAAGTCAGCAAATTTCTGTTCAATTCGATGCGCCAAAGATTTATCGTGTCAGAAGCCCTGAAGCCGACATGATTTATCTTTCCCTTCTCCCAAACTCCATAATTGACAAAGCCAAGAGCCTTCCAAAACTTATTTGATTCAAGGTCAATGCGACATCGCAAAGTTGCCCCGCTTCTTTGGAAAGTTTCACAAAAATCTCTAACGACTGCAATCAAAGCACTTCCATAATCTAAACGCCTAGCATCATCACGAACGGCAATCTGTTGGATTTTGACATAGGAATTTGGGCCTTTGCCTGGCGTTATCAAAATGTAGCCGACAGGGTCAGTGTTCTTTTCACAGATGAAGACAACGAAGTTTCTTTCACCGCCGAAGACATATTTATCCCAAATGGTGCGCTGGATAAAGCCTACTGCTGCCGAATTTTCTTTTTGTAGCTTATCAATGAAGGCAATGTCAATCTCACGGGCATTGCGAACAATCAGGTCATCTTTTTGATATAGAACATTCAAAAGACCTGTGGCACAGTCAAACTTTCCTAATTGCACAAAACCCCCTAACTTAAATTGTCGAGTGCAGTGGCAGGAATCGAACCTGCCGATGAATGACCCCGTATCTCATCGCTCCCAAGCACTGCTTGGTTGCCCGTGGAAAGGTAGGACACAGGCAACCTTATGATGCAAGACGGTGACGGAAGGAAAACCGCCTTGCTTTCACATTTATAGTGGCTTTGCTCCAAGTTGTGCAAGCAGAGCTGCAACTTCAGGTGTTAGACCCGCAGTTGGATTTGCAACAGATGCCACCGGCGCAGGCGCAGGCGTTGCCATAGGCGCAGGCGTTGCCGCGAGATAAGCATTTGCCTTTGCAACTGCTGTTGCATCGCTTGTAGCATCTAGCAGAATCCACGGCGCGCTCTTGCCAGGCTTGGCAGGGCCTTGGCCGATGCGGGCAAGAACCTTCTGATTCAGTTTTGTCTTTAGCGCATTGCGTAGGGCAACATTGAACCAAAGCAGCGAGTTGTGCGCGGTATTGGTGTCAAGGTCATAGACATTGACTTCGACTGCTTCGGCAATGCCGTGAACAGTTTGAATCCCTGTCTTGTATTCAGTAGGTGTGATGATGAGCAAGTGATTGGCAAGGTCTGCCACTTTCACTGACTCGCTTTGATTTCCTGGTGATGCGAAGGTCATTCCCCCGACTCCTTTTCTATTTTGTTTGCTTCATCTTCTTCATTGTTTTTTACTATGTCATTGATTGTCACTTCAATGTCGTTTTCATCAGCTTCTTCAGTTGTTTCAATCCAACAGTAGGCCACAGAGCCACCGCGCAATCCAATGAGCCAAGCGACAGAATTGAGGATTCTTGCTTCCCAATGCTTCATTGGACTAATTACGAGTCGCGGTTTCACCATAGCATCCTTTCGAGAGGTCTTTTGAGTAAGGCAAAAAGTAAGGACAATAGTTGCAGAGGCGATTTGGTGCTGATGGAATCATCTCCCACATTGCAGGATTTGTTTCCACATCGACCTGAGCAAGTAGAGCGTGGATGTTATCCATTCGCTCTAAACCTTTCAGAGCTACTGATTCGTCATAGTCATAAAGTTCTATGTGCATCTCATCTATGCCGCCACTTGTGGGCAGATAGACAAGGG